AAAGCACCCGTTCAATCTCTTTTAATAACGAAGATTCAACACTCTGCACTTTCATTTCAACGGCTTCCTCAACGAACATTCCCTCGATGCTGAAACCTCTTATATTCCCTGACTTGACTTCATTCCACACATTGTCATCGTCAACCTTTGCGCCAATGAACCATGTACCATTCGGCAAGTCACTTAATCCGAGCGCAAGACTTTTATCACTATCACCCTCTTTAAGCCATGATTCAACTATGGTCACGCCCGTTACTGGATATGCGTGTTGTAAATTAGTCGTATGGTGCAAGTTCTTTTTATAGAAATCATGCGCTAATGTCTCAATGGTTGCTTTGTCAAAAGTCATGTAATACTCTTCATTGTTTTTATCAACTCGAAGTATCAACTTTTCGGGAATTAAAGCCGCACCGTATAACATTCTGCGCTCGTTATCCACGCTTGCTAATTTTATTTTGGTGCTCGATAACGCAACCCAATTTTCCTCGATGGCTGGCATATCAACAAGCCCCATTGCTGTAAGTCCTAACTTGCCATTTTCGTCAATGACACATTTAACGATTCTTTTTTTATCCATGTTTTTATTAATTTATTCGTGCTAAATCTCTAACCTTATCGCGTGCTTCAACCGCAGTACTAACGTCTTGCGCAAGTACATAAGCCTTTGGTGTTTGGTCTGGTCTGTTTTGTAATAGTCCAAGATTCAAAGCATTGAACGCAGGAACGCTCGGTTGACTTCCACCACCTCCACCGCCTACACTTGGCACCGATGTACTTCCACCGCCACCGCCATCGCCACCATTTTCATTGAATTTTGTTGATGCAATTTTTGCTATCTGTGCAATACCCGTAGCTGCCGCAATACCTGCTTCAATGAATTGTGCGCCCGTTGCTAATTTCAAAGGATTACCCCCGGCAGTTAATGCAGCCGTAACGGCAAGTCCTGTTTGAATACCAGCCTGTGCAATACCATAGGCTTTGTTACGATTGAATGCGGCACGTGCTCCTTTCTTGTTGTTCTTGCTGAACGCTTCATCGAGTCCTGCGATAGCACCAATGACATCGCTTGCCATTTGCACACGCTTACGATTTAATTCTTTTTGCCGCGCTTCATCCTCATCAGCGTATTTCTGTTTTATTGCATTTTGTTCTGACTCATATAATTCAGTTAATGCAGTAGTCTCTTGCCCTGCATTTTCAAGCATGGTTTTTTGCTCGAAATATTTGTCCTGCAAGTTCTGCATTTCAAGCTCTCTTGCACTCTTGCCACGTTCATCGAGTCGTTGCTCAATATCTAATTGTATCGCTTCAACATCATCCGCTTGTTGTTGTTGTGCGGCACGGCTTAACTCATTTGCCTTTTGCCATATCGCAGCTAACCTGTCAGCAAGTGCCTTATTGTTCGCTTCAATTTCAGCGTCTTGATCAGCGTATAAATCAGCGATGAATTGAGCTTCATATTCGCGTTGCTCTCTCTCTTTTTGTCTGCGTTCTGCTGCTTTTTGTGCCGCTTCTTTTGCACGTTGTTCCGCTTCTTCTTGTGCCTTTTTTTCGCGTGCTTCTTTCTCAGCTATGTCCTTTTGATTCTGTTCCGCTTGCCGTTCTATTCGTGCAGTTTCAATATCGAAAATAGCTTCTGATGCGGCCTTTCTTGCTTTGATTTGTTCGTCGGTTAATTTGCCGTTAAGCTTATCAATGTCATCAATGGTCTTTTGATACGCTTCAAGCTTCTTTTGTTCCGCTTCAATGGTCGCAGCGTTGACATCTTGCCCTAATTGTTTGGCAATAGCAACTTGACGTTTGGCATTCCTATCAATCGCCTTAATCGTTTCGTCTTGCGCTTCAATAGATTTGTTTGCCGCATCAACCGCTGCATTTTCTGTTATGTTAATCCAGTCGGTTAAGTCTTTGAAACCTTGAACAACTGTATCAATGATGCCGCCAACTACTTCAAATGCTTTGCCCACAAATGGAATGACATTCGCGAGCTTTTCTAAATTCGTAATGATTAACGCAATGACTCCACCTATCAGAATAATTGGGTTTGTCAGTAACGCTTTTCCGAGCGCGCCAAATCCACTGGTTAATGAACCAACACCCTTTGATGCTTCACCAAATTTTAAGTTGTTTACATTCGCGGCTAATGCCTTGACTGATTGACCAACACCCTCGAAATCTAAACTAAAAAGCCGTTGACGTAATAATGATGCGTTGTTGCCTAATGTCTCAAACGCACTGCCAGCATTTGCCCGTACTGCTTCACTTGCATCGTTAATTCGGTCTTTTAATTCCCCAGCTTCACGCGACAACTTTTGAAACTCGGCACTGCCCACATCGAGCTTTTGTAGCTCCTGTTGCATTTGACGTAATTGAGCTTTTAGCGATTGTGAACTGCTGTCCGCTTTGTCGAGTGCTTTGGTCATGTCGTTGACCGCTGCAACCGCGCCCTTATCGTCAATACTTAAACTTACAACATAGTTATTTGTAGCCATTACCAAATCATTTTATAGAGTCCGAATAATATCAATGCCCACGATGTAGTGTGCACTAAATAGATAACGGAAGTTTTGACGATTTTGCGCCTGCGATTTATAGAATAACCCTCACGCCTGCATTTTATTCCAGCTTTCAACAAAGCCAAAGACATACCTATATCGTTTCTCATCTGAATTGTGTGTAATTTATTTGAGCCACCAACCGAGTGATGAATGGGTAAGTACCGCCAGCAAGTTGAATGTTCATTCTATGCTGTGCCGTATTCGTTGCCGTGTCAATGATTAAATTAACCGTGCGCCCTGCCATACTCGTGTCCTGATATTGAACTATCGGAGCAGTCGCAAATGCAATGCCCGAACTTTTGCCAATTTGTGCCGTGATGGTTGCGTTGATGTACTGATTGATTGTCGGTTGAACCATGACTTGCATTCGCATATACCATGCAGTGTTGTCTTCAAGTTCTATGCGCTTATTCGCAATGCCCTCAATAAATAATTCAAGAGTGCCAAGTGTAGCGGCGTAAGTGCCCTGCTCCGACATCATAAATGTACCTGCACTCTGAGAACCATTGAACGCATAAGTCCTATCGTCTTGCGGCCAGCCACCACCGACAACTAAACCAGGAACTGCGCTTTCAACTGATTTGCCAAACATCGCAATGCCACGTTGATCACCTTTAACTTCGAGCGTGTCACCGACTGCAATCACGTTATCATTCGAACCGCTTTTGATGTCATTTCCTGCAAACACCGAGAATGTCGAAGAGCCAGCATCCAAACCGACCGTTGTAATTACATTATTCGCGCCAACGCTAATCGAATTGAGTGATGTAATTTCACCCTTACCCGTTGAGTCGTTATTCGGATTTGTTATTCCTGGTCTGTCACGAACCTTTCCGTAACAAAGATTTGTGTTAACGCTCCATGTAAAGTTGAAGTAATTACAACAGTATTGAGTGGCTGATACACTTGCACCAGCAGGGGTTTCAAAATTTACTGAACCATCTTGGTTATTTGATACAGGAATAATATCACAGGCAGGCTTTGCAGGTGCGCCGGGTGAAACCTTAAGCAACTTTACACGGGTGCTTTCATATTGCCCCATTTTATAGTCACTTAACTCAATGATTCGCCAATAAGCGTCTTTCACAAATATGTAATCACCGAAGTTTAGACTCAATATATCGGTGTTATTCAACGCGAAACTTGCTTCAAGTATTCTCGCATCATCGCTATAAATTGAATCCAAATAATCGCGCCAGTATTGCGTGAATAAATTGTTCTGAGGATTCATCGTGTAGTCATGAAGTGGAGTCTCAGGTGCCCAGTTCAAATCGTATTGCCCTGCAAAGTTTGGATTAAAACCACTCGTGTCGTTGTAATGATTTACCAATGGCACGTTTTGGTAAACTACCGAACCACCAAAACCCTCATCATATAAATAAATTGGCGCGGTTTCCGACCAATACAAAAAGCGTAAGCCGGGAGCTGTGAACTTCGGTGGCTCGTCACCGCTTTGAGTCCAAAAGCGTGGGCAGATTAAACTACTTCCATTGACTTGTGTTGAAGGTGTCGATTGAGCAATTAACTTTACTTCTGTGTTGCCTGTCAGAAATTCGCTCGGTACTTGATTTGCATCAACGGTGTACGGTTCAAGTTTGTAGTCACCGTATATGCGCCCTTGGTCAACGAATAGTTTTGAATAAGTATCTTGCCCTGCCGAATAAGTGAAATACAACTTTGACTTTTTGATGTCATCAGTTCCTTTAATGACTATGTCCTTTGACGTGTCGAGTTTCTTAGTCCAGTCAAGTGTTGAGCCGCTGCCTAAATAAGTCGACATCGGTTCAAGCAAAAGTTTATTTACACCAGCAGCATCAGGAATAACCGCAAGATTGTGCATCTTAATTATATCTGAAACGAAATCAATTTGCTTAATGTCAGGTGCGTTATTTGAGTAAATAATGTCAGGACCAGTCAATGGCTTCAAATTCATTAATTCTAATACAAAGCCGTTTGCAATTAAATCAACATTTGGAGTAGGGCAATCAACTGAACTGTAGTTGTCGTAGCCTAAATATTGAAATTGAATAGTCCATCCTGCGCTAAAAAATAAATCCCCTGACGTATATCCTAATACACCATCAAAAACAATAGGTTGATGAGTTCCGAAACTAATATAATAATCATTTGAGCCATCATTGTACTTTAATCGAAGCTGTATACTCGTCCAACAAGAAGCGTTTTCAAAAGTAAAATATAAACGAAATGAATAATACCCTGTATAAGGTGTTGTATATGTGTAAGTCGCTGCATTGTAATTCATTCCATTGTCGTAATCTTCATTATCTAATGGTATGATTTGCCAGCCAAAATCCGTAGTGTGATTAATTGCCGTGCTATTCGTAACACGCAGCGCATTGTCACTTACCGCGAAATTGAAGTTTAATGACTCCGTATTAACCCAAGGTACATAGTAATCGCTTAATGTAGTTAATAAGCTACTCGCGTCAAGCTCGAAGCCAGCATCATTAAAAATTTGCTGAAGTATATAGTCGGATCGCAAGCATGGAGTTAAATCAGCTGCATATAGTGGTTGTGCATCATTTTGCGTTGGTCGGGTATTTGTTTCTCCAGTCTCACTAAACGCTTTGCCACCTTGACCACGATCAATTAATGCCCAAATACGTGTGCTGTTTATTGTCGTGACATTAGTAAATACAACTGGCTCGGAAAGTGTTGGCAATACAGTCAAGTCCTTTAATTTTTTCTCACCAATCGACTTCACGAAATTCGGAGCTTCACTATAAAATGCAACTTGGAAATCACTCAAAAAATCCTGTTGCTTGTAAGCCGCCATAACCCGGATGTAACCGCGTGAAATCGGTATCGTGTCAACCCTCAATTCAGCCGTGTACTTTCTGCTGAATGATTGAACATCGTCCACGAAATTATAATCGTATAACGGTCCAAGTGCTTCGACATTTTTCTTTGTCGCTGGTATCCTGAAGTCACGCGAAAACGTGCCTATCTGACTAAAGTTATTTAAGTCGGTAAATTGATATGAAAGCGAAATGGATTCGTTCGGATATAAGTCAAGGAAATATTCTACTTCAGTATTGATTGCAACATCTATAAACACATCGGTTGCAGGGTTTCCAACACCTGACCAAACAATAGGAACGTCGAGCGTAATAACGCAAGTGGATGGATCATAACCAATAATAATTGCCGTATTGTTTACATCCGCATCAGGCACTGAAAACGTGCCGCCTATTTTTGGTTGTATTGATGAAATACATAACCATAATGGAGAACTTAATACCGAGTTTAAGCTGAAGGTTGTTGCTCCGTTAATAATAGTTCCAGCAATAGTATATTGATTCGTTTGGTAAACAATACCTCCCGACTTAACTATGAGTTGTACTTCGTTCTGCATTTAATGTGACCAATAAGGTTGTGAATACTTTAAGTTGAGCGTGATGTTGTGCAACTTACCATCTTTGCTTTTTTGTTCTGCAAATGATGTTTGCTCAATGCTCACAGGCGTTACGCGATAGCAACCCGTATCTGCGAAATTGTCGTTCTCAATTATTTGCACTTGGTTAGCGACCAGCAACGAGCGTAAAAAAGTAAACTCGTTATCACTCAGCCAGTCACTTGTTACAAGCAATGAAGTTGTATTGAGATTTGAACGATCTGTGAGCATTCGAGTCGATGGGTGAAATGGCACGTTGCCACCTGAAAAACCATAATCGAAGTCCGTTTTCAATACCGAGTTGTATTGCTTGCGCTCAATCTGAGTTGTGCGCTCACTCTTTAATTGAAAGTTCCAATAATCCCAGCCACCGCGACTATTAACCCACGCAACGCGAACAGGTGTATAGTTGCAGTTTTGATTCCAGTTGCCTTGCGTTTCTTCATTCACGAATAAATAAATCGCACTTACTCGAGCATCTAAAGCATCGCGACCAATTAAATAATAGTATGCAGTATTCGCAGGCATAATTCCTGCAACGCACCCCGGATAAACAGCCATGTGTGCAAGTGCTTCATTTGAGTTAACGGGTATTTGAGTGTTGGTAAATCCACCCAAGTTATCCACCCAAGTCACATCGATGTAGTCGAGCGTGTTGCCCGTTAATTCCGAGCGTGTACTAAAAGTCAAACAACCTAAGTCGTCCCATCGCGACATGATTGTCACAACGTATGGTTCAGTTGCTAAATTTATCCATTGCGAATTGTTGCGGTAAATCCATGAACTCGTGTCAATGGTTCTATCCGAGTAAGCATACCACGCTGTATCATTTTGTCCAAGAAAGTTAAAGTTCATCGGCACTTCCCATGAATAATTGCAAGCCGCAGGAACTGAAATCGTGTCGGGTTTATAGCCTTGATACGGTTGAAAATAGGAGTTCGTAACAACCATTTCTGAAATCGTATCGCTTACGCCTTCATTTTGAGTGAACACACCATCGACTACCCACCATTCAGTAACTTCAATGTCGTAAGTCTTGAAGCCGTTTCCATTAAGCTCGTAACAAGTCGCAGCGTGTATTTGAAAAGTGCCTATCGGTTCTTCTTGATGGCGCAAGTTTACAAGCGGTGCCATGTCGAATATTCCGCGACCTTGTGGGTCAGGTGAAATGAATACTTGATATTGTTTACCACTTGCAACTTCGGTTAATTTGAAACCAAATTTGAAGCCTGTATTACCGCTATTGTCGCTTGTATAGACTACGTAAAGACGTTGCCCTTTGCGAGTATATGAGTAAGGTTTGTCAACTTGTGTAAGTGCCATGTTATTTGTTTCTTTTGTCTAAGTCTAATTCGAATGATATAGCTTCATTCAAGTATTGAAAAAACGCATCCGAGCGTTCGTCTAATATTTCCTGAAGTGCCGTTGTGTAGTAAAGTATTCCGGGCGTGCCGCGTTTACTTATTGCCCACGCTATTCGTTTCGCTGCGTATCGCTGTGCTTCATCCGAGTATTTGATGAACTCATTCTTTGAATTACGCAAACGAATCTTACGCACCTTCATCCACTCAATTATTGGGTCAATCGGTGGCGGTGTTGCGCCAGGTCTTCTTCCGAATTCAACGATGTCAGCATATTTTCCCGTTTCATCATCCTTCGTTGTGAATTTGATGAACGGTTTGCCGCCTGCTACACTTGCCTTGAAAGTAAGCGAGTTGTAAAGTTTACCACTTGCATATCGGTTGCGCTTGTAAGTCTTGCCGTTAGGGTAACGAATGCTTTGAGTAACTTTCAAATTACTCTTTGCACGCTCGACAACGTCAGCACCTAATATTTTGAGTAAATCTTTAAGCTGTTTGTTCATCGCTCGGTGTGTCGCTGGCAGTTGTTACCGCATCGCCTGTGATGACTAAATTCAAAACATAAGCCGCATATAAATACGCACCCTCATTTGAATCATCCCAATTTTGATAATCGCTACCTGTCATTTCAATTTTACCTGAAGCAAGCAAGTCGAATGTTTCACCCATGAGTGAGTAATAGAACACTGCCGTTGTGCTTAGATTGTCATAACTGATGTACATATTGAGGTAAACGGCATTCTGAATTTTGCCATCACTCCATAATTGAATTGGTTGTATTGTTTTCATATTTCGAAATATTCAAGAATTGATCCTGCTTTGATTGTTAATATACCAGTGTTTGCCGCACCCTTGCTGAATTGTATAGCCGCAATTCCGCTATTGTTTGCAATCAATATACCTTCAACTGTTGACATCATTTGTGCAGTTGCATTAGCACCTGCAAATGTGACTACACCGAGCGAATTAAGATTAAACCATTGATTTTGCGCTCCTGTCGCAGTAGCTATACTTATCTGTTGATTCACACTTGTAACCGCTACATTAGCATTTATTCCTACACGTACACTCACACTTGTTGAATTTGCTGTATGCAATAACAATGCTTTGAATTTATACTTTTTTCCACTTGTAATCGGAAAGGTCAAACCAGTTATATCAGATACAACTATTGCGGCGGTGCTATTACTTGCTTGGTCTGATGTTGTAACAAGTTGAAACATCGTGCCCGAAGGAATACCCAAATCAGTTTTGAGTTGTGCCGCAGTTATCGCGCTAACAGTATTGTCTGCTGCTATCTTTAGGTAAGTGATTGCGCTCGGATTCGCAAGCGTAGCAATGTTATTACCCACCGTTGTAAATCCAACGCTGTTTTGCTTGCCGTTGAAAGTTGACCAATCAGCACTACTTAACGCTCCGCGATTTGATGCGCTGGCTGTTGGTAAATTGAATGTGTGCGTGCTGCCCGTACTACTGATTGCGAAATCACTTCCTGCCGTGCCAGTTGCAAGGTTTTGAACCTGCGATGTAATACCATTGATTGCATTGATGCCAGTGCTTAGCGTGGTTATTACTTGACACAAATGCGAATTTTCAGTATGCAGTACTAAAGTGCGACCCGATGTAGTAACAAATACACGCACAGCCAATCTATCGGTTAAAGTCATAACCGTAGGAGGTACTGCAAGTGCTGTGAAGTACGCATCTATTACAGTGCCTTGTGTAATGCCTTCGGGCGTTGCAACATCCGTAGCCAATAGCGTGAATGTGCTGGTGCTGCCATCATACTTATATAATTCAACATAGAACGAAGGGGAACCGCCACCTGAAGAAGCACTAAAATAAAACTCAAGATTGAAGTTACCTCCCGGAATTAACAACACATTCGGATCATTAGCATCCGTAATAAATTGAGCAATTAAACCATTGCCCTGTGCGTTGGTTCGCGTGAAATCTGTACCCGGACCAAATACCGCTGTCTTGCTCATTTGGTAGTAAGTGCTGCCGCCTATTGTTCCCTGATTTATTGAGCCGTTCAAATAATAACTAACTGATGAACCGCCGCCGCTTGTTGTTGGAAAATTAGCAAGTTGCCCATCACCGCGAACATATTGGGTTGCAAGTCCTGCACCTGAAATCGCAAGCGTTCCCGATGTGGTAATTGGTGAACCTGTTACACTGAAAGCAGATGGAACAGTAAGACCAACCGATGTAACAGAACCAAATGTCGGCTTGTTCAATATTTCAGCAACACCACTAATTGCATTCCAGTCCGAATTGACCTGTGCCGCAGGAATTGTAGGTAAATTATTTAAGTCGTTGTAATCGCCTGTTGTCGCTACGGTTGCAAGCGTTGGAAGGTTTATCAAATCATTGTAATCGCCCGAAGTCGCAACCGTTGAGAGAGTTGGTTTATTCAGTATTTGATTATTGCCGCTTGTTGAATCCCAGTCCGCTGGCTGTTGTATAAGTGGATAACCAGCACCGAGATTTAACCAATAATTTGCATCCGTTGGAAGTATTGAATCATTGTTAGCAATGCAGCGATACACGTTGCCACTATAATAAACAACGTCACCTATTAAATACTCGTTTCCCGTTGCGCTAATGTGATCAGTCGTAAATGGTAAAGCTAAAAGCAATCCACCACCACCACCGCCCGTTGAGTCAAATGTCACAGAGCCATCGCCGTTATCTGTGATAGTCATGTTAGTGCCTGCAATCAAATTCAATAAACTTTGGTCGATGTTATCAATGCCGCCAACTTGCAAGGTCACGCAACAACCGCCAAATGCTCCACCGCCCGAACTTGAACCGCCTGGAGCGTAGTCCGCAGGAATGTCGCAAGCCGACCAATCCCAAGGCACGCGAATTGAAAGCGAAAGTGTAACACCTGTGAGCGTGTGAGTATCCTCATGAATGAATGGAGTAATCGAACTTCCATCGACTATCTGAACGCTCGAATCGAATAAGGTGTTGCCGTTCTTTATTTCAGCAAGCAAGTCTTCAGCCAACCTCGTGCAGTCGCTTATCGCTTCACGTATGTATTCTGACTCATGCTCTTTGTCACGTGTCAAGTCGCTGAATGTTATGTCAAACGAATACTCACGCAAACCTTCTGCTGGGTTAATCGTGCCGGGTATTACGTGCATCCACGGGTAATAGTCTGCGCCTTGTTCTAAATAGCGCAAATCAATCTGACCATGTGAAAAGTGTTTAATCAAATAGTGACCAGCGGCGAAAGCCTTTAGCCTGTCAATGATTACGTTGTATGATATATTAGTGACCATGCTTGCTTAATTCAAATAATCGTTTCTGCTCTGCGTTGTAATCCTTCAAATAAGTCATGTGAGTGAACACTTCCCACGCTGTCTTGTTTAGTACAATATCCCACTTCGACATGTCGCGCTCGGTAATTCCTTCAAGCACATGAACCCACCCGTATTTAGATAACGGATTTAACCCCCAATTTCCCTCACCGCTTCCATCATCTGATTCTCCAAATAAGTCAGCGAATCTTGAAAGAGTTCGTTTGCGATAGTCGAAAAAAAAATCAGCGCACCATTCACGCGGTCCATTGTAATGCGTTCAATGATCTCTCGATAGTTTGGAACGGTCTGAATATCGTAAGGCTCTAATTCATAACGCTTGCCCCAAACATCTTTAACAGGGCGAAATAAGATACAAAATAAGTCAATGAAGTATTTGTAATTCTCAGGCTCAACAGGTTGCTTGTATATCTGTGAAGTGAAAGAATCCAAGTCAATGTACTCTTTGAATGTTAACATATTCAAGTCAGGAATAAACCCCATGCGCACGTCACCATCAAAGAAAGTTTGCTCATGTTTTGATGCACCACTTTGGCAAGCTCCAATGAACAAAGCTATTATCGTTTCAATCGCGCTAAATTGCAACTGCTCACATTCGGCAACTGGCTTTTGAATAGCCGCTGATACTTTCTCGATGTCGGTTTTTGCCGTGTAGAATTGTACGTATTGCTTCAAGGTTATGCCCTCGACTGATTTCGGAACGTGGTATTGTTTCATATATTACCGTGAATGTTAATGACAACAGGATTCTGCTCGTCACCTGAGTGAATGTTGCGCGCTTGCTTTGGTTTGAAGTATTCGAGCATTGCCATGTAATTCTTTAAGAACTCTTCATTCTCCATTTCCATAAGAATGCCCATCGCCCTATGCGCTCCCTCTGTCACGATGAACTCACCGAGCTTGTGCCACATTTCAGTCTTCTCATGAATCGCCCCTTTCGGTTTCAATCCTGAGTGTCCTTTCATCAATCTGCCGTTTGCGTCTCGTGGTGCTGCCATTTTGCTCAATAAAAAATAGTTTTACTCTTCCCCTTCAGACGTGTTCAAAGACTTCAGTTGCCCAACACAAACCGCGTATCGTTGTGCTGGTTCGGTGTATTCTTTTATCATAACGTCATCGGACATACATCGACCGATAAATTCCTCAGGCTTCTCGCCTTGCTTTCTTGTTGGTATTGGCATAAGTTAAAATGTTATTCCTTTTGTATCAGTGTGTTTATTTATCTTTTTGATTTGCTCGGCGTTATTGTCGTAGTGTTTGGCTATCCGATAACGTATCATGTATTTCCATTTGTCTTCTCCATTCGTGAACACAACTTTCGAGTGTGGAATGCCTAACGTGTCAGCAAGTTTCAATACAGGGCGCGAGTCCGATATGTCGCGTGCCGTAATAATCCAAACATCATTGCCAGCTTCGAGTTCATTCTTTGCTATTTCCTGCCCTCGTTTCGTTTCAAGTGTACCATCGAAGTCAAAACTTACCCTCGTTGCTTCCGCTAAGACTATTCGGTAACGCATCAGAGTTGTTCTAATTGTTTCTTAAATTCCTTTATGAGTGAGTTGACACAACTGCCACAGGTTGAAGGTTGTTCCCTGCGACCTGTCAACTTTGATTTCAACTCATATAATTTTTTCACTTGTTCCCGGCTCAATGAAGATAACGGCAAACCGCCTACAAATGTCTTCAGTTCCTCAATTTCCTCCTTTGAAAGTCTGAAGCTATCCCACTTTCCGAGTGGACATTTCGCAAACATCAATTTAGTTTTAACCGGCATGACGCAACCGCACAACCTCACTTTCTTCCTGCGATAGTTGAACTCGTTTTCTTCTGGAACGCTTTCGCCAACTATCAAGGTGCCACAACTCATAGTCGTTTTACGATAGTATTTGCATTCCTGACAGGTCTTAATCCTGTGGTCTCTAATGGCTGGCGGTACGGTGAACATCGGTGCGTAATTTTTTAAGTGCGTTTTGAATGTATTTGTAAAGACGTTTTATCGGTATGTTGGTCTTATCGCTCAAATCTTTGTAATCAAATTCGTCAAGCATATACAACCTCAATAGTATGGCTTCGCGTTCGGGCATAAGTTGAATGTAAGCATCTAAAAATTCGTTATCGAGCCTACTCCCGAGCCACGGTTCGTCGGGTTCAATGTCAAAAGCGTTGTCGTTCTCATTCCACTTTTGCGCAAACTGCATATATTTCATTCCAAAACGTGAGCTGTCATCAATAGCCATTAAGTAAATTGCTCGGTTGACGTATGAAATTAACTTATCCTCACATGCAAGTTCCTCTGCCTTCTCTCGTTGGTTCTCTAATATCTTCAAAAGTGTTTCGCTGACAAGGTCTTTAGCGTTGGTATGGTTCCTCGTTAATGTCGATGCGAACTTGATCCATGTCGGAAGGTGTTCGGCAACCGCATATTCAAGGCATTGTTCCACTTTTATTTTGATTTGTTCAAAATCATTGTACTTTTGTGCAAAGTAATTAACTAAATAACAATAACATGAGTAAAATTCTTAACACCGATGGCAAAGTTTTGCTATCACTCACACCAAGCGAAGTTGAAACAATCACTAATGCAGCTCTTGCAAGTGACCAACAAACAAAAGACCTTATTTACAAGGCTATCATGAACGAAGCGCACCGCATCATGTCGCTGCAATCCAGTCGCGAACGTGTTGCGGCTATGGTCGGAGAGGACTTCATCGTGGACAAAGTCGCGTATGTATTTGAAGGCATGGTTTCAAGTATAACAGGATGCAATCACATTCTTTCAAGCGTTACACGTCACCAACAAATTGTATATGCACGTTCACTTCTGATTTTCTTATTGCGTACTCAATTCAAATCAATGCTGCACCTTTGCCCACTTGCGTTAATTGGTAGCTATTTCGTGCCGCGAAAAGACCATTCGACCATTATACACTGCTACCGCAAGATAGTAAACGGCTATTGTTATGATTCAAGACTTCGTCAAGACTTGGATGTAATCAAACAAATGTGTATTGAGATGAACCGATTCGATAACGTGGTAAAAGAGATTGAGAAAATGGCAGAGGGTTATGCAGAAGTAAAAGCCATACGCGACAAAAATCGCATTCATGCGTATTGAATACCTACCCAAACAAATCGAATGCTTCAAGGCACTTGCTACCGATTCGCCTTGTGAGATAGTTCTTTACGGTGGCGCGGCTGGTGGTTCAAAATCATTCACAGGGTGCGCTTGGCAAATCATGAGACGCTTGCACTATGCAGGCTCTCGTGGTTTAATAGGCAGGAGCAAACTCGACACCTTAAAAAAAACCACAGTAAAAACTTTCTTTGAAGTCGCTTCAATGATGAACCTTCGGGCAGGGCGCGACTATGAATTGAACGGCTCAACCAACGTGATTACGTTTTTCAATAAGTCCGAAATTATTCTCAAAGACTTATTTCAATATCCATCAGATCCTGTGTTCGATAGTTTAGGCGGTCTTGAACTTACTGACTTTTACGTAGACGAAGTTTCGCAAGTCACAAAGAAAGCCGTTGACGTGTTACGCTCTCGTGTTCGTTTTAAGCTACGCGAATTTGATATAAAGCCGAAAGCACTACTAACGTGCAACCCCTCGAAAGGATGGCTATATAATGAGTTTTACGACCCGTGGCGCAATCAATTACTCCCTGAGCGTTACGCTTTTATTCAGGCTTTGCCAGGTGACAATCCACACCTTCCAGAAAGTTATTTAGAAACGCTTGCGTCATTGCCTGAAACCGACCGCAAAAGGTTGTTGCATGGTGACTGGGATTTTGATGAAAGTATCGACTGGCTTTTCAAATACGATGACTTACTTCGGTGCTTTCGTGAGGAAGTTGGCACGGGTGAAATGTTTATCAGTGCCGACATCGCACGGCTTGGAAAGGATAGGACAATCATTTGCGTATGGAAAGGACTTCAACTATTCGAGATTCACGAATTACGCAAAGAACCAATTACAACAGTAGTCGCAGCCATTCGGAATGCAATCAATAAACACAATGTAAAGCTCTCGAATGTTATCGTGGATGAAGATGGCGTGGGCGGTGGCGCAGTCGATATGCTAAAGTGTCGCGGATTTCTCAATGGCTCAAAAGCAAGGCAACCTGACAAGTTCACAAATCAAAAAGCCGAATGCTATTACAAGCTCGCCGAACTTATTGAGCAAGGCAAGGTCATTCTGCCAGTTCCAAAACGCGACATCATTACAAAAGAACTCGACATGATCAGGCGCAAACGACCAGAAGCCGATGGAAAGCTCGCAGTCACAGGAAAAGACGAAATAAAAGCCATGCACGGAGTGTCACCTGACTACGCTGATGCTATCATGATGCGGATGTATTTCGAACTTTCGCCCAATTACGGCAAATATTCATACGTGTAAGTCGCTGATTTTCAAGGCGAATAAAAAAATTATGAAAAAAGTTTGTACATTAGAAAATTGTGTGCATATATTTGCCCATCAATAACAACAAAACAATGAATGCAGCTAATCCACAAGTCGAAAAAGTATTTGAAGCAACTGTTGAATTATTTCAAAATGCAGGCTTTCAGGTATCAAAAGGAAGCAATTCAATTACTGATTACGGTCACAGTCGTTACATCTACGTTAATTGCAATGGGGCATTGACTTGGAACTTAGGTCAAGGAGCGTTAATTCGCATTAGCGATCATAGCACTGGTGATCGTCGTATACTTTCGGGTGACGAATCATTCATCATGGTTAATAATGCAGATGTTGATATGCAGCAAGTATTCCATAAATTCAATTATTTTTTCAACCCAAGTCAGTATTCAATTAGTGAGCAGCCAATGAGTGCAATGATTTCAAAAGAAAATGTTCGCGGCAATGAATTACGTGCCACTGATGTAGTTGTAGATTCAAGAACAAGTAAGCGTGGTGAAGTAATGTATAACGTATCGCGCATGAATAACTGGACAATTATTCGCACCACTCATGTAGCCAGTGGTTATGCCATGGCTAATCGTACTAAGTAACCAATAAACAAAGAATATTATGACAATCGATGAAATGAAATTGAGAATAAAGTCAGGGGTGCAACAATATTTCAACCGTGATCAAGTAATTGCAATTTTGGACAAATTACAACCAAACCAATCCAAAAAACTATCTGACTCATCTACATTTCCAGCATCATTATTTGATCAAAATTTATAAGTAACCAATAAAACAACAATACAATGGATTTACACAGCCCACACAATGACGAGCAATGTATCTGCTCTTCACCAGACCAACTCGAAAACCGTTCGCTAAAGGATTGCGCATTCATGTACAAGCAACTTTCGACTGACCTCGAGAACATGAACAAGTATTTATCCGCATCATTCAAGGAAGCGGTGACAGAAACGTTAAAGTATCGCGATGCACGTACCGCCAAAGATGTTGAGCTGGTATTGCAACGCTTTCTGAAAGACTACGCTGCGCAAGTGCAAGAACTTTGCAGTGATATTGACGATGTTATTGTAACCTGTGACCAAGAAAAATGCCCCTTTTGCAAATGAAAAACTTCATCGGTGTTGAAGATCGCATCAATGCGTACCTTAAGCTTCAATCTAACGTGCAACTGACAAATGATAGCAGGGAAGAATTTCGCAGACTCCTACGCCTTATCGCAAGGCAGGCGGTTCGTGAAGCTACTGACATCATGATGTTTAATTCTGAAACTCAACTATCATGACACACGAACAACTTGCCGCAAGAATAAGTACCATCGTACCGGATAACTACGATGTGCGTGAATTGGCGAAAGCCGTTGCCAAAGTCTTAAATGATGAATACGGTTCACACACTTACGATTTATTCAAACAAGTATTAACCCTAAATCTAAATAACAATGGAAACTAATCTAATGGATTCGCTTCAAAAATTCATGAAGCACCTCAACCGCGAACCAGCTCGCGAATCAATCGCACCAACGCCTGACAACAGAGCTCACACGGTGACTATCTCACACGTTGAAATGACACTCGATGAACTTTATTTCGGCAGGTGGTCAACGACCAATTTCACATGGTCAGCAATCGGTAACGAAGTGCAAGGCTCATTAACCCTTAAAGTGCATCATCCAGTCACCAATGAAGTTATTGAACGCACGGGAGCAGCTTCAATAGTCATAACCGTTGACAAAGCACCCGAAGGAATTAGCGGAGCTGAACGCAACCGATGGGCACTTAATCCTGACAACAAAAAACCGAATGCGCTCGATATGGCTTTCCCGAAGTTAAAAGCCGAATGCCTGAAGAATGCAGCGCAATCACTTGGTAAGATATTTGGGCGCGACATGAACCGCAAAATTGTTGACGAATACAGACCGTTCAAAATACAGTTACCCGAAAGCACCATGAAGAAAATCGAGAATGATATTAAGCTCGGTGTTGAAGAATTTGAAATTCGTGAGGCACTTGACCAACTCGGTGATCTTGTTACCGACCAACAAAAACAGCATATCTTTGGACTACTAAACAATCGTAACAATGAATAACTACACAAAAGAACTCTTCGAGAGTATCAAACAAAACACCGCTTGGGATGTTGCAAGGCTCGGTAAGTTCACAGGTTCAAGGCTTGGTGACTTGTTCACGCAACCTAAAACCAAAGCCGCACAAGAAGCAGGCGAATGGTCAAAGACCGCTGAGAATTATATCCTTTCCAAAGTCATGGAAATCGTCACAGGGCAATCTCAAGACAGTGCATCCAGTGCCGCAATCGATCACGGTAATGAGTGGGAAGAAACCGCACTCCTTGAACTTCAGAAGGCAATCGGTTCGCCTGATGAAAAAACACAACTGCGACCCGGATTCAAACTATTCAACGAATATTCAGGTGCTTCGCCTGATGCGTTTATGCAATTAAATGATACGAAAATTGGCGTTGAGATTAAGTGTCCTTACAATCCGATAAACCACTACCATCATTGCAAGATTCAAAGCGAAGCGGATTTGAAAGCAATTAACTCCGACTACTATTGGCAGGTGCAAATGAATATGCTGACTTACGAAATTGGCGGCTGGATATTTGCTTCATTCGACCCAAGACAACCCGAACATCGAAGACTGCACTGGGCAATCTGTTACGCGGTTCCTGAAGATATGCAACTTGCTATTGATGTAATGGAAAAGGCAAAGCATTACCGCGATCAAATACTAAATGAATGGATGTTCAAAAGTAAATGATGTATAAAACTTGACATTTGTATCTTTGTGTTGACCCGAAAAAATAGAATATTAAACTTTAAGCCAAAGGGAGGAGGCATCGGGTCTGCTGAATCCCTGCGGCTTTTTTAATTTATGGCAAAAGACCCGGCATTCCTTTTTTATAGTTCCGATTTTCTTACTGGAACTATGTTCATGAGCAACGAACAAATCGGAAAATACATCCGACTTTTATGCGCCCAGCATCAAATGGGTGCGCTCACCGAACAACATATGTTAAACATATGTCACACATATGACAAAGACATTTGGGGGAAATTCACAAAGCAAGACGATGGCACGTTCATTAACAAGCGTCTGCATGATGAAACTCAAAAGCGCAAGAACTTCTGCGAATCCCGTAGAAATAATAGAAATTCTAAACCTAAAGACAAACAAGTGAATAATCATATGTCATCACATATGGAAAATGAAAATGAAAATGAAAATGAAAATAGAAATGAAAATAAAAAAGTAGTTAGAACTAAATTTGTAATTCCTGAACCGATGCAAATACTCGAATACATGACCGAGCTGAATGAGAAATCCAACAAGCGTTGGACTGAAGGCATGATTCGAATGGAAGCACAAAAGTTTTTTAATTACTACGAGAGTAACGGTTGGCGTGTTGGCAAGAACCCGATGAGGAACTGGAAAGCCAGCGCAAGCAACTGGATGAATAATGCAAACCCTATAAAACAAAATAACAATGAACAACGAATTGCAGACCACATCGCAAAGCACAGCGATAACCCACATTACCTCAACCTGTTCCCAAACCTCAATAAAGCGACTACAACGCATTGAAGGTGACGAAGTGGTGAATAAATTACTTGCAAGTTCAATCGACCAGTTGCAGATTTATTTCAACCTTGAAAGGCAAATGACCTTGCCACAGATTGAAATGACAATCGACATCATCAAAGAAAATTTCTACTACTTTAGTGCTGAAGATTTCTCTCAATGCTTCAGGGCTGCGATGTCAGGAAAGTACGGAAAGATTTACAACAGGCTCGATGGTGCGGTAATCATGGACTGGCTTCGAACCTACGATATAGAACGAACCGAAAAAATTGTACACGAACAAATGCAAAAGAATAGCGAACAAAACAAAGACATCATGAGCCTTGACAACTTCAATACGGCTATCAAAAAAATCATGGATGAACTCTCGACAAAGGCAAAGCGAAATAATCCTGAGCCGTACGTGAGCAAGCGCACACCGTTTGAAAATCAGGTCATTTCAGAATACGACAAGTTGCGTGGCATGAAACAATTCGCAACGTACAACGGCAAGCAGATGGATTTTGAAATGTACAGGGCGGTAAGGTTTCAGGAAGAAATGTCAAATCAAGGCGAGATATGAAACAACCCAGCACAACCCTTCAGCAAGTAATCGCTGACATGAGAGTTCGCGAAGAACGCGGACTCATGAAGTACGGCACAACCGTTGACAGAACCGATTTAACGCAAGCGCAATGGATGCAACACGCATACGAGGAAGCTCTCGACCTTGCTATTTATTTGAAGAAAGTAATGAGCATCAAAGCTGAATCAGATAACGCATGAGAAATCATTCAAAAAACAACTTTAATTTATACGTGACTTCGGTACTTTTTGCTGCGGTTTTTATCGCAGTATCAGAAGTAGAGCTAAGTGGGAGAAGCTATGTCGCTGCATCGTCCAGCCGAATTGCGTATAACGGTTCTCGGCTTTGCGATGGTGGGGTTTCAAGGCACAAATGTTCAACCCACAACTAAACTTAAATAGAAGTACAAATGACCAATAAAGCACAAAAGTCCCACTATTGCAAAACCGATGTTATAAGCAGTTGCGATTGCTTGGTAGGATTTCTTAGCGGAGAAAAAGTAAACAAATCTACTATTGATTATGAAGTAGAAAGGATTGTAAACATTCAGCCGACTTTCAAAAAGTATGGTTTACTGAACGGTGAGCCACAAACTAAAAGTCAAATAGTAGATGGCAGAAAAGGATATTTAAGCAGATTTGTTTACTGTCCTTATTGTGGCGAAAAAGTCAATTGGAAGCAGGTTCTTAGCAATTGCTTATAACTAATCAATAAGCGAAAGTCAACCGATAACTTGTATTTTACCACAAACTAAAATCTATGACAGCAAAAGAAAAAGCAGAAAGTTTAGTTAAAACCTATTTAGAATTAGGCAAAGACTTTACAAGAGGCGTATCTATGAATGAACTTGCAAAAGAGTGCGCTTTGATAGCGGTGAATGAGGTATTAGAATACTCTCAAAAGCATGGGTTCATTGGTCTCACAGAGTATTATCAAGAAGTTAAACAAGAAATACAAAAGCTATGAAAGGAACATTAGTAGAAACAGATCAAGGTTGGGTAGTAAGATTTGACCAAAGAACTTGGCAAGACCCAAGTGCAGAAGATGGTGAACTACCATTGCTTCCTGATGACTTGTGGGTAATAGACCATACAAGTTATGCATTAGGTCTAAAACAAGAAATAGAGTTTGAAGCAATTACTGAAGATATTGTCCACCCAATAGATAAACATGTAATAAAATTTACCTATGCCAAACTAATCCATCATCCTGTTGACACCAACGAAATGATCAACCATATTGGTGAGGTCAACGAAATGGTCAACCATGTTCCTGATGTCGGGAAGATGGTGGAAGATGTAGAGAAGTTGGCTGAGGAATTTTATCCATTAAATGATGATTTATACCCAAATTCTTCTTTAATAAGAAAAGCATTCACAGCAGGCTACAACAAAGCCAAAGAAACTCTATATACAGAGGAGCAAGTTAGGGAAATAGTTGAAAAAAGCAGAGCAACAGGATTGACTGCTGAATACATAATGTTATCACTTAAACAATCTAAACAATGAACAAGATAGAATATGCAATTAGAGACTGTGAAGAGCATATCAAGAACCTGCAAAATGAAAAGATGATTCTAAACGCGGAACTTGATGCCTTTAAGAAACAACTCGGTAATCTCGAAAGGATTAGAGACAACAAGAGTATTCCGCATGATGACCAGCATAAACCAGTAACACTTACTACTTCTGCGGATCAGCTTGAGATGCTTAATACAACAAGTTTACCAGGTAATAGGTGGAATTTAACTACAAAAAATGAAGGAGGTGACAAATGAAAACGGCACTACAATTTCTGATTGATGAAATAAACAATGATGCACAAGTGCAAAGCAAAACCATGAAAGAATGGAATGAAGTATTTGAACAAGCCAAAGAACTTTATCGCGACCAAATACTCGAAGCCTATCGAGAGGGTAGAACCGACCAACAAAGCACCATTGATAAATGGTATGATAGAACATCAGCGGAATACTACAATCAAACCTACAAATGAAAGCAACACTAATATACAATCTTCCAGACGAGCAGTTCGAATTTGATGCTGCCGTTAAAGGAACGAAAGCACAACTCATTTTGCATGAAATGGATCAGGAAATGAGGGCTATAATAAAATACCAAGATGGGTTGTTGCCTGAAGTTTATGACATGGTTGAAAGGTTGCGCGACTTATTAAGGGGCAAATGTTTGGAAGAGGGCATCCTATTGTAACAATTTTGTATCTAAATTTGTTACATGGAATCAAATGCAACCTACAACGTGCCCATCGTTTACAACTTGACCGATGTAAATGAAAGCGAATTACTTCAGGAGCTTATCGCATTACGCGATGAGTGTGAAGCAATCAAAAAAGAATTACAAGAAATAATCAATCAACTTAAAAATGAGTAAAGTAAAAACCACCAAAATCGGAGCGCGAGTCAGCGAGTCCGATAAAAAGAAAATCGCATCACTTGCAAAAAAAGCCAAACAATCCATTGCTGAATTCCTTCGGACTAAAGCACTTGCCACCGAGCAAGGAAGTGTCCGAACTTATCGCAAAGGCTGAAGAACTGCTAACACGTGAGCTACCGCAGGCAGTGTACAAACCAGCTCCACACGTGACAGTGTTGGACTTTCGGCACTGCTTGCGCTCTCACTTAATGCACGTTAAACACAACTATCAATTTGAATCATGCAAACCTTATACAGAACGTCTCAAAAATTTAATTGAACATGGCATACGAATTACAAGACAATAGCGGAACACTATTTAAGAACAATAAAAAGCAGGATGGTGATAAACTACCTGACTACACTGGCAACGTCAAAATAAACGGCAAAGAATTACGCATTGCAGGATGGGTAAAGCAAGGCGCGAAAGGTTCTTTCCTGTCGCTAAAAATTAGTGAACAACAAGCAAATGACAACTTGAAAAATAAAGCTCCACAATCAAACGGCAATTCAGACGATTTTCCGTTCTAAAATTGTGACAGTAGAAGAACTCATCGTTATCCTTGAATCGTTTCACCCCGAAACACCCGTATATGTTGCAATCATGCAAAATCAACTATACATATATGACCCAGTTGTCGAAGTTGGAATGGCAACCGATGAAACAGGAACTTTTCCTGCGTGCTTCATCA